CTTATAAAAGTTCTTATTCGAGTCAAAATCATCAAAATATGGAGATACATTGAGATTAGTTTCTTGAGGCATAATTTTTTAGAATTGCAAAATAACTTTTATATCTTCTTTTTGGTTTTGAGACCTAGTTATTGACGGTCTATTATCCACGTAAATTATGTTTCCTGAAGATTTTTTGACTTCTGGGTTAGACACTCCATTTACGAAGGATTGTCCCAAATAATAATTTCTATTATTTATGGTGGTAGTCACTCCAGTAAACGAAGTGTCTATTCCGAGATTTGAAGATCCACCAGTAATTGTAATACTTCCCCCAGTAGATGGAAAAGCAGTAAATCTTGTTAGACCAAATCCATATTGTGGGGAATTATTTTGGGATGCATCGGGGTTAAATCCAACAAGTGTTCTATCTTGCCAATATTTAAGAACACCGGTACTTTGATCGTAAGATACTACTCTACCAACTGCAGTTACTCCCGTTCCAACAGTTTGTAAAATTCTTGCATCTGGAGTAAATGTAGTTGTGCTATAAGCAACTCCAATTAACTTGAGAGCATAGAGAGCACTTGCTTTATCTACATCGAGTATAGAGTTTGAAGCAAACGCATCTGGATTTTCAACCAATCCAATTCTTGCTATTTGATTTCCTGTTATGAAATCGGGATTTTGGATGTCATTTTCAATCCTAGAATAAATTAGTACATTAAAGGCACCAAGTTCTCTATAGATATCTGCTCCATGCCCCCCTTTAGGTGGAATGATTACCTCAAAAATAGGTCTAGTTGTTCCAGTAGGTACGCCACCAGATTCTAAATCAATTGAACCATATGTATAACCAGTTCCTCCATTTGAAATGGTTATAGACTCTACTTTTGATTCGCTGTTAACAACAATAGTTGCTTCTGCTCCAACTCCATCACCTTTAATTGGAACTCTACTATAAACTCTATTTGCAGTTCCAACACCAACACCACGATTGGTAATTGTTATGACTTTTAACTGCCCACTTGTTGAAGCATTATTTCTAACTGCAAAATCTCTATCACTTGTTTCCCAATCAATAGGAACTGACATATAATCAGTTGAATCAAATTTTACAATTTCACTAGGTCTAATTGTATAGAGATATTTCCAAATATACCCATCTCCACTGTTTCCTGCTGATCTTGGTTCTAGATCTGTGAAAGTTGGTTCATCTAATGAGGGTCTTCCATTTGGAGTTTCTGGACTCACTCCGTTGTTTAAACAAATATAAACACGATAATCACTGTTCATTACATAATAATTTGCATAATAAAGACTTGTAGCACCAGAAGGTTTTGAAGTTTTATCGCGATTGATATCGTGGCGATACATATCATAAGTTACTCCAGGTGACCAAATAACCTTCCTGATCACTTGTCTAACGTCATCTGGTCTAATCCTCTTCAATGCAATCATTGTATCCCAATAATCATTCTCCTGATCAAAGTTATCTTTAGGTGCAGGAGGAGTTACATCCCATGTAGGAGAATAATCAGTTGCATTGGGCAATCCTATAAAAGAATAATATGCATTGTCAGTTGTGGTTATACCAGAAACAAAACTCTTAGCACTCAGTATTCTTAATTGGTCAGTTATAATTGCAGACATTTTACAGAGTTTTTTATCTATTTATGAGGTATACTGCATTAGTTAGTGTAATTTTCATATTTTAATGGATTCAATCTAATTACACTTGGGGAAGTACTAATTCCACTAAATCCATAAGAATTGAAAGATTGTGAGTTAGTTCTAGTTGAACTAGAAATTTTACCCCAACTGTAATCACCAAAATATTTTGAAGTACTTATAGTTCCACCAGAATAAGTAGTAATTCCCAAATAATCCCAAGTGTAATATGTGGAATTAAATAATATTGTAGCTGTTCCTAAACCAACAGTGCTTATTCCTGTAGTTGGTTCAACACGAGCAAACACTCTTCTAACATAAGTACTACCAACACCAACAACTTGCCTGTAGACATTCTCAACTGCACGAACCTGATAAATTCCATCACTATAATTTGTAGTTAGACCAATAACTGAAGTATCATTTCTAAAAGTGAAGAAGTTTGTATTTGCAACACTAACATTTGAGTTTTGTACTGCAAAGAAATCGCCAACCCCAATTTGACTCATAGTAATTGCGGTACCAACAATACTAGCGTCTCTGAGGTAAGAATTTTGTGGGATATAGAAATCAAATATGCTATTATCTGATGAAGATATTGTTGAAATGCCATATCCAACAATTACTCCAAAATCACCACTATAATTAACATTATTAATAACTTCAACTTTTGGTGCTGGAGGTTCAATCAAAACTTGTGGTGGATTTGAAGAAGTATATCCAACTCCAGGGTAATTCACAATAATATTTGATATCGTTCCGAGTGGAGAAACTACCGCTGTTGCAGTTGCTCTCTGTGTAAGAGCAACACCAATCGTATTTGCAATTGTAACTGATGGAACATCTGATGATGTATATCCAGTTCCGGGATTTGAAATTGAGATGGATGCTATTGTGCCACCAGAAGAAACAATAGCAGTAACAAATGCTGGAACTAATGTATCTTGCTCTACAATTCTAACTGACTTCTGTGGTTTTTCGGCAGTACCATTTTGCACATACTCATCAGCACTATCAAAAAATGTCTTAACACTTTCAACATATATCACTGTAGATGAAGTCCCAACATGTTCAATAATGTTGCTAACAGGATAGATGTATGGTTCATATTGAATTCTATCTTTTGTTACCTGTTGTTCATTCATTACCATATCAAATTCTTGTTTGCACCAGGCAACCGGTCTTAGCAAGTTAGGATCATTTGATAATCCACTTCTTGCGTACATATTTGTTCTAACCGCATCCGAAGAAATGATTTCGGAAATTGCTCTTTCACTTTGCTTGTATAATTCATTATCAGAGTTTATTTGAAGAGTATCTCCTGGTTTCACAGTTTCTAAAATATCAATAAGAACAGTATCAACATCACCTGTTCCCCTATAGAAAATTAATTTAGAAGTATCGCCTTGATTTGGCGGTTCTGAAAATGTGATTACACTTCCTCCCACAAAGGTGTATCCTTCCCCAGGAACTTGCAGTACATCATTTATGAATACTAGAAGGGTGGATTCAACATCAATATTAGAACCGACCTTAGATCTAATTGTTGTTTGATTTCCGTTGATTAAAATTGGGAACTTTGTTCTTTCGCCATTAAATAAAGAATCTAAAGGATCCAATACTTGCAAATCACCAATTGCCCATCCATTGAAACTGTCATTGTATGTCTGTTCAATGATGACCGAAAACTCATTAAAGGGTAGACTTGAATTTGTTGGAACTCCTATATTTCCGCTAGTTGGAATGGTTAATATTTCCTTCTGCCCATAACCATATCCAAAATTCTTAAGTTCAAAATTAATTACACTTGAACCCTGCCCAACAACAATGTCAACGAGAGCGCCTGTTCCAAATCCAGAAGTTGAAGAAGAACTATAAACCAATGGAATATTGGCGTATGGTAGAGGAGCATCAAAGAAAACATATGGTGGATTTGAGGAGGTGTAACCTGTCCCTGGATTTGTGATTGCAACACTTACAATGCGCCCACCACTAACAGTAGCAGTTCCTATGAATTGAATATTTGGTTCATATTGACTCGAAGTACCAACACCAACATTTACTACCTGATAACCATTTCTATATCCAGATCCACTATTACCAATACTAACTGATTGTATTGTTCCTGCGATTGATACAACTGCAGTTCCTCCAGCAGAAACTAGAGGTTGATAACCAAACCCATTAGATGAACCTACAGAAAGAATAATTCCCCCTCTTGGAATATTGGATACATTAACATCTGATACAATAGATGTTGTAGTTCCAACAAAAGAAATAGTTGTGATGCCACTAGATTCTTGTAAAGTATATCCACCAACAACGCTAACTGCCCCTACTCTTGATGGTGATTGGAACACACTGTTGACTAAAATAATTGAATTGGACGTTGATATTCCGGAAAGGTTATTGTTATTAGATGTTAATCTAAAATTAGTGGTGGTTCCATTAAACTTACTGGAAATATCATCTAGTATATAATTCTTGGAATATGTTTCTTCGCTGGAGTTTTCTAGTCCAGATCTCAGGAAAACTCTTCCACTAAATTTAGAACTAGTGCTTATTCCAGAATAATCAGTTTCGTCAAATTTATTTGGATTTTCTGTTGGAATTAATCCATATGGAGGGTCAATAAAATGAATAATATTATCAACTATATTAAAATTGCCTTCAATTTTGGTTATTAGTGCGCCACTTGTATGAAATCCTAAAGTTGATCCCATCCAAGGACGCAATACTGTTACTATATTAGTACCACCGATACCAACACCAGTAACTCTCATTATCTCATTATTAACTTTAACTAAATCTCCACTATAAAAAGATGTAATTCCTGTAAAAGTTAAGAAATTTTCAAATATTTCAGAATCAACTGCTAAAGTAGATGTTATCGCAGTAGATACAATAGGTGATTGGATAACATTATCAATGGTAATTAATAATTTTGAATTTTGATTTTTTGCGGAGAAATGATGAGTAACTCCAATTCCAACTGATGTCAAGTTAAGAACATTTGGAATTTCTAGTAGAGAGTCTGATGCAGAAGCACTTACTTTTATATTCAAATCATCAACTTTTACTGCAAAAAGTTTGCTTGGTAACTTATCGGTAGTACCTATACCAACAATCGTTGTGGTTTGAATTCCAATGGGAGTACCTTGATATGAATATGTTAGTTCTTCCCCAGTAACAAAATAATGTCCAGGAATACGAATTGTGTTTTTATCAGTATCGACTACATCTGAACTTGATCCATCAAATAACCTTTTAAAAATAGGAAGTGAATTGTGATTAAGTTCAAATTGTTTCTTGATATCTAATGATGTTCCTTCATATAAACCATATGCAGAATTTAGAGATGCATTGGTAAAATCAATTGTGCCAACAGATTCATCTAATCCAATATGAAGAGCAAAGACTCTTACTTCAGAATCAATGTTTGGATTTGGCGTAAACCATAAAGTTCCCATATTGCCAATAGTATTTGCCTCAAATTGTCCCAAAGTATCGAAAGATTCGCTGGTTTTTACTAATCCATATTCAGTCACATAAGTTTCTGTTTTAGAATTAGTCGCAATTATTTCAGAAACCTGAGACACTCCATTAGTAAGGTCTTCAACAACTGCAACATAATACGAACAATTACTTACCAAATCATGTTGAGCAACAATGTTTCCGACAGGAGAAGTTGTAGAACCAATAGAAGTATAACTGGATTCAATAAAAGTTCCACCAACTGTATTAGTTCCAATGCCACTAGATGATGTATTTCCAATAGAAATAATTATCGAATTTATATTATAATCTACGGAAGATGGACTATTCAGAATAAAGTCTAAATTTAACTGAGATCCGCTCAGGTAAGCATGATATGTCCCAATACCTACAGATGAATAAGAAGTGAAGTTTCCGGTAGTTAGTTCCCCATAATCAATGAAGTAAACCTCACTATCATCATGTATCAACGTAAATTCATTAAATTCAAAATATGAACTATCAGTTGCTCCAATTTGTACCAATACTCTTGATGCTCTATAAGTAGATGCAATACCGACTACAGTAGTAGAAATACTCCCCACTAAAATATCGGAAGTATTTGATCTTACATTTACAACATTACCAAGATTTAAAGTACCTATACCCGATACTGTATCCTTAAGTCCAAAAGCCAGATATTCTATATTATAGTTATTAATTTCACTCTTATTTGGATAAAATATCAGGTTAGCATCCGCTCCACTGATACTAAAATCAAAATATCCCAAATCTTCTTTAGTATCAACACTTCCATATTGATTAATATATCCATTAGTTCCATCGTGAATTAGGGAAACAACAACAGATTCCTTTTCATCTTGATAACTTCTATCAGTTATGTAAATAATGTATTTTTTTGATCGATAATCTTCTACCTCGAATGTGTCAATTACACTAAACTTAGTTGGTCTTGGATTGCTATTAAACTGAGAACTTATATCATCAATCTTCAAAACTCTGTTTCCAACAGACTCTATATAATCTTGGATTATTCTTGAGTTAAAGTTTATAGTATCTGAATAATTTTTATTATTCATGACTATATTATTTTCTGAAACCAAATCAAAATCATCAAAACAGTGTAAACTCTTTACGCTGTATAAATCTGCAATTCCAGTAAATTGACTATTATTAGTACCTATTGATGTCGTTAAACCAACAAAATCTGGAGTAGAATTAATTACCAGATCACTGAATTTTTTAAATCCTGCAGTATGGTTCAAAGTGCTAACGCCATCTTCCCATACATCAAAAGAAATTTCAGATTTTAGTGAATATGAGAAATATTGATAATAATCGCTATCTTGAATTCTTTGAGTATCCGTATTCAAGAATCCAGTTTCACTAAACCAACCCTTTCTTACGATAGAAGAGGAGTCAACATTATAAGATGAGTCAGATTTATAAATTTCATTAATTATTCCACTTGCTCTCGATGATTCTCCAGTAACAATTTCACCAACAACAAAATCTTTATTTGTTGCTAGTTTTAAATTATTATTTTTGGAATCCCAAAGTTGTACGGTGCCACTTGCCGATTTTGATGATACAGTTTCTCCATTCAAGAACTCTAATTTTTTCAAAGAAATATTAAAAATAGGTAAGTATCTTTCAGGTACTACAAATCCATTAAGATTCACAGTTCCTGGTGATTCTCCAGATGAAAGATATTCAGATAAATTATAAGTAATAGAAGGATTAGAACCGCCAATGTTAGGATCAGTGGACGTTACTGTGAATAAAGAATATCCATAATTTTCGGAATTGTATCCCCTAATTCCAGATGTAGACGAAGTAACCCCAACAGATTCTACCAAAATCTTTTCGCCAATTGCAAATGGGAAAGATTCTAAATCACTATAACTTGGTTTTAAGTATAGAGTGACATTTTTAGTTGTTGAATCATAAGTAATAGAATTAATTCCAATACCATTTGAATTGTTTATAGGTATTATAGACGGATTTATGTTATAAATTCCAGATACATTCTTGTTTATTCTAACCTCACTATCACCTAAGTTATAAGATAAATCTACATCAACTACTTGTTTGTTGGTTTTTTTGTCAATAACAACCAAATCAGGTGGAATGACATAATTAATTCCTTGTGATGAAATACCAATTCTATCAAATATTGACAAAGAATAAAGTTTTAAAATATTTGGTAGTTTTGCGGTTGGTCTGAGAGTGTAATCTTTTGGATATGCAAATCCAATATCAATAATTTCAACCTTACTTACAGATCCAATATCAGTTCCGTTAGAATAGAGTAATGCACCTTTGCCCTCTTCTGATGATACTTGAGATATAGATGGTAAAGATTTATACTTGGTTCCACCAGACTCCAAATAAATGTTCTTTATTTTTCCTTTACCTATAAATCTTTCATATTCAAAAATTCCATTAGATGCATTATATGAATTTTCCGGAGGAGCGAAAGGAATTGTATAACTGAATGTAGTGCTTCCTACTCCAGATATTGTGGCAGATCCCGATAATACACTATCAACAAAAATAATTTCTCCAGCTCCACTCAACTGATCATCAAATATAACCTCTTCTTTTGAACTTGGTAAAAGATTATCCTTTTTTGGTTCTAATCTATAATAAAGTTTATTGGGCAGTTCATTATTAAAAATTAAAGATATTGATGCCGTAGTGTCAATACCAATTCTTCCATTTTTAATTACATTAAATGTAGATGAATTTGGTGTTTTATTAAACTGTTTAACTAGAAGAGCGTCTTCGTAAATATTAAAATCGAAAGCAGAATAATCTATAGTATTATTTTTGAACGACAGTGAAGAGTCTGATAAATCAAAATTAATAGTATTATTTTTAGTTACAACAATCTGAGGATTTATTACAGAAATAGTACCAGAACCGGTAGATGTTATGTTTAAAACTTTATTAATTGATACATCATAAAGTGACTCTGCAAGTTTAATCGAATTTTTTCCGTAATTAATTACATAATAAATTTTATTATCAACTAATCCACCAACAGGTGTGATTTCTCGATATATAACACTCTGTCCAGTTGATAATTTATGATCATTTATTGTAATTGTTTTGCTAACAATATCAACATTTGGAGAACTAAATGATAGTTTGTTTATGCAAAGTCTTCTATTATAATCATTATAAGATACATATACACTTGTAGACAACTGAGGTAAAGCTGTTATTTTTATGTTTTCTCTTTCAAACAATCCATGAGTTTCCGCAGTAGAAACATTCACAGTGTTTTTTGATAGATCTGCTTTAACTATTTTAGTTGGATTTAATTTTAAACTATGATTAACACCTGTCCCAAGACTAGTAAAATACAATAAAGTTCCAACATTTGTGGACCCAACTCCAACAAAAGTTCCAGTATTTCCTAGAGAAACAAGAACTGTAGAAATTCCAATTAGATCTTCGGATATTTTAGCAGAATATAGTATGGAGTTATTAGTTAAAGTGTATGAACTAACGCCATCAGTAGAAATTGATAATGGACTACCGTCATTTGAACGGTATAAAAGTTCAGTTCCGGTAGGAATTTGATGATCTGGAATATAAATGGTTCTCGTTGGAACAAATATTGATGTTCCGCCAGCTCCTGGATTTGAAAAATATAGTGTCAGTCCTATTCCAACTCCACTTGTAGTTCCTAGTCCAACAGACTCTATTGGATTAAAATAAAATTCTCTATTATCAAAGAAAGTAACACCAATACCAGAAGAATTATAAACAAATTTTGTTGGTGATTCTGTTAATGCATATCCAGCAGAATATGAAGATATTCCGGTCGTTCCTTTCTGATTTCTAAGTATTCTAACTCTAGAATTTAAGGTATCAATATTCAGTATCTTAATTACTTCATTACCAAGATAAAATAAATCATTCACTAACGCATTTATCGGAGGATAAACGCTCATAAAAGTGACTATTCCAGTATAAGAAGCAGATCCAATTCCAGAAGAAAGAATAAGATAACTATTAACTACATCAACTCTTTGAGTTATGCCAAATTCATTTGGAACTTTTCCTGTTATAGTGAGAAAATCTCTATTTTTTAAATTTAGTTGCGAAGAAGATATTCCAACATCTCCAATTAGTTCAACATTATCTACTTGAATTGTTGTAATTGAAATTCCTACAATATTTTTACCCTGAATACCAGAGATATAGGCCTTTGCACCTCTTCCTCCGGTTCCGACATTATCAAATAAAATTTGATCACCTACACTATAATTTTCACCAGGATCAATAATATCAATTGATGTTACTGATCCAGAAGATACATTGATAACTTTAGAATTTTGCTCTTTAATTTTATTAGGATCTTCTAGATACTCATAAGAACTATTATCACTATTCAAATAATATGGAGTCGTATTTCTTAAGAAAATAGTTTGATTGAGATCAAAATCATCTTGATTCAAGATGGGGGAAAAATTAACTACACTAATATTTGAATAGTAGTAATCTCCAATTGCATAGGGGAATATTGGTCTTCTGTAATTTATAAATGTTCCTGATGTTTCAATATTTTCAGATACCGTTGCAAAATAAGCATATGTTCCATTAGGATATTCTGGAGTAAAGCAGAATCTTCCATTAGACTCATCTAAATCGCCATTATCAGTATATTCATAGTCTTCTATAAAAAACCCTTCGGGATAGAGATCTAAACTTGGTCTATTATCTTGCAGTGAAATTGAATATCCAGATTTTAAAAGTTTTGTTACTCCACCAGAAGGAGTTGAGTATCCATATGGACCATAGATTGGATTTCCGTCATATGCCCACCCAATAATGGGGGAATGTACATCAGATAAAGTTTCTCTGTCATTTTGGATATTGAGATCTGGAATGTAAATAGTTCCATCGTCAGTGAACTTTTCCGCTAGTATCGATCTTCTAAGACTTCTTGGAGCATATCCATGCGAATATTCAAGTTCAAATTTACTGTTTAATGATTCTGCGATAATGCCGTCATCATTTGATATTTCACCTGAAATAATATTTCTTTCAACTAAGTTGACTTGCCAAGATTTTATATTTGCATTAAATTCTGCTTCCTGTCCGGCAGAAGAAATAATCATAGTAGTTGTTGATTGCTCGTACCCCAGTCCACCAGATACAACTTTTACTTCGACCAAAAGTCCTTCACTGACTATTGGCGCTAAAATAGCACTGGATCCTGTTGGACTTTCAATGAATATATCTGGAGGAGAATTGTAACCAGTTCCTGGATTTACAACAAAAACACTAACAATAGAACCATTCAAAATTACAGGTCTTATCTCAGCACCAGTTCCTGAGTTAAGTGTAATTTCAGGTTGCCTGTTGTAATTGATAATGTCTTCGGTTCCATAGTTCAAACCACCATCCTCTAAGAATACCGACTCAATTCTTCCTCGGAAAATAGGTTGAAGTTCAGCATCAAAATTTTGATTTGTAAATGTAGTTACTCCAACAGGTCCAATAAGTTGAATTCTTATTGGTTCATCTCTAAAAATATGAAGACCACTACCAACACTTGTCAAGTTTACTGGTTGATTTGTCAAATAATAAAAATCTATCTGATTTTCATTATCGATTGTATATTGCTCGAATAATCTAAAATTATTGTCGTCAATTTTCCCAACATAATAATATTTTGATGTATTAAGTCCACTTATTACTGCACCAGTGGATTGATATGTGACTACATCTTTATCATTAAAATTATGATTATTAATATTGATTGAATTATTTGCTGTACTAATACCAATAGAACCAACAAATAATTTTCTATTTCTATAATTAGTTCCCGGATTTACTACACTTATTGATTGTATTTTTCTTTTTTTGAATTTTGATTTTAATGTATGAACTCCGTTACCATATGGTAAAGATAAATTCACTGGATTAGTTCTATCAAAAGCATCGGTTAATTTGGTATGCAATTTTATAGTATTTGCATCCACTATTGAGGCAAAATAAGATGAATTTGTCGTAATTCCACCTATTCCTTGCTGTTCATTTGTTTGATAGATTAATTCATCCCCATTATTAAGTTTATGGAAAGATGAAAATCCAATAGTATTATCAGTTAAGTTTACATATCCAGCAGACTGGTTAGAACTAAACGAAACTGAATAATCATAAGATTCTAAAATTGGAATTGCTTTAGCATTCGAACCATTTCCACCACTTACAATTATTTCTGGAGTTTGTAAATAATTTACTCCACCATCTAAAACATCAATTCTTACTAATGATCCATTGACAGTACAATGTGCGGTAGCACCAGATCCTACCAAATCACTAATTTGTACCCTAGGAGGATTGATAACGTCATAATTACCTCCTCTAGATAATATATCAATAGATGTTATTGGTCCATAATAAACATAATCAGTTGACTTGTAGTTTAAGAGTTCAACACCATTTACAAAAATACCAGTAAATCCAGAGGGAGTTATAATGCGAGTATTTGTTATTGATGGATTTGGAATTTGTCTGATTAAGTTTTGAGGTCGTACTGTCTTTGGATTTAGATTTTCGAATGTAAAAGGTTCATAATAAAAAACATTATCGGTGACGGTACCAGAAACACTTAGATACTTATTATTAAAAAGATCTGCAACACTTCTACTTAACTTTATCGTATTAGAATCAATTCGTCGAACGAAATACTTTCCGGAGTTTAAATCAAGTTTATTTTCATTTTGATTTGGGTTGTAAACGATTTTATCGCCAGTGTAGAGTTTATGATTTGGGACTGTAAGAGAATCTCCAGAAAATGTTCCGGAAAAAGTTATTTTCTTATCTCTAATATTAAGAGAATTATTTGCATAATATGGCAAAGAAAGTGATGTTACGTATACGGTGTTTGTATTATCAATATAAGTATTTTGAACGTTCGCAACGTACTTATTCAAACTTAAATCATTTTCTGAAGATACGTTTACTATATTCTTCTTTATTCGAAAAGGTACAAGAGAATTTAATTTTTGCTCTAAAGAAATAATAATAGAAGTAGAGTTTTTAACTGTACTTACAACACCTTTAATTTCAGATGCAGGTTGTCCTTGTGGAGATATGATTGTAATTGAATCTCCAACATAGAAAAAATGCCGATCATATAGATCGATATTATACTTGAAGTTTGATGCGTCTAACTCAATAATAGATTTTATATTGTGAGTAGAAGAAATATTAAATAACCATTTATTTGACCTAAAGTCATTAGATTCCTTACCGAGGGTTACAATCTTTACTAAATCACCTCTATTATAATATTTTGTGGGGGAATCTAAGTCTATATTTGAAAGAACACCAGTGATTCTTACTTTTACAATCTTAGTTTGCTGAATGTCAGTGTATCCATAAGCAAAAGCGTTTAAATTTAATTCACTGTTTTTTGGAACATTTTGATTTATTCCAGTACAACCATAAAACTGAGTTGATGATTTTGATGTATAATTAATTAATAGTTGAGTTCCATTTTCCAGATCTACTGTTAAAGTTCCAGAAAATGGAAAACCTAACGTAGAATCTACAGTGATGGTATCAGAACCAGAAACAATATCAATTATATTTCTTGTTTTTGCATGTACAGTAAAGTTCCCTAGCGCAAGACCAGTATCATTTGCATTATTGCCAAACCCAAAATCTAAACTAATTACATAGTATTCTTTATTTGAACGAATAATTTTTTCTACATTAGATATTGTACCCCTTGATGCAGGAATGTCGAAAACAGAATCTTGATATAGAGTTAAGTTTATTAAATCTGTAGGGTTGCCATCAATTGCTTCAACTACAAGATCTTTAGTGATTCTATACTGTGCATCTGAAGGTTGGATGAGGAAATCGCGGGGAAGAATAACTTCAACGTCTTTGCCATACAGAGCTCTAAAAAGAATTTCGAAGGAATGCTCTGTTCCTTTTGATGAATAAAAATCTTTTGATTGTTTGATAAAAAGTCTTTCGTTGATTTCAGAATTCAAAGTACGATTTTCAAATCCAGGAGTAACCTGGATTTTGACTTTATTGAAAAATTCTTTTAGGAAAAGAATACTTAAATTAGAAACAGCAGAACCTTCATTATGAGATTCGGTATTCGTATCTGAAAATTTTAATTGATCGTTATTAAAATACTCCTCAATTCCAACAAATCCTCTTACACATTCAAGAAATGATGTGGATGTTTTACTTCTGTAAGTAATGATCTCATTGTCAATCTTGATTAATCCATATGACTCAGGAAATCCATAAGTACTTTCAACATTAATAGTCGTATCAAACAATGACACGCTTGATGTTGTCTGAGTAGAATCAGTTAAATTAGATAAATTATCAACTTTTACATAACGATCAATATTCTGTAGAATATCAAGGGTACCTCCTTGATTTTCTAATGCTAGGTAGTATTGAGAAAGAAATTCCGACACGAGCGGAAATTCTTCTTTTACATAATTTGGAAGTTGGTTTTCAACGATTGAACTAATTTTGATTCTGCTCTCGGTCATTTTATGATCTTACAAGATTTCCGTTTTCGTAGCTTGATGTTACCGTATATGATGTGCCTGATGCATCAGCACCTGATGAAATTTCATCAGATACAGTATTTAAAACACTGCTATTAATATCTATCTGCAAATAAAGATCCTGTAATCCAATGATATCATTGGATTTGGGAATTGTAGATATTTCTATAACTGGATTTCCATTATTAAATTTGCTAGTTCCTCTAATATCAATTGGGAATAATATAATTTCACCTTTTTCATAATTTATTGTTCCAGCATTTGATGCCACAATTGCAAACTCAGTCTGTGAGATAAGTCTAAAAATTATAATCTTACCTGTTCTCAAATTTGAATCTGGCACATCACTGAGATATAAGGTTTCACTTAAACCATTTGTTTTAAATCCGGATGATTTAATATTAAATCCATTGCGGTCTTTTATGTGAAATTGATTGCCAAAACAAATTTCATAATCAGCAAATTGATTCACAAGAGGAAACAAGTCCCTTCTCATTTTAATTTTTGTAATGTTTGATGTAATAGCATTATTACTTTCATCAATTATTTTCAAAAATTTACTATATTTGAAACGAGCTCCGTACTTATTAAGTTCACTTGAGTCCGCATACTTAGTTATATTTTGACTTACAATGCTTCTCACACTATCCGCAGATGAAGCAAGATTAGTGTTGTAGTAAATGGTACTATCAAATTCAACATAGAGATATTTTAAATCTACTATTTCCGGAACAATACCAGCAACACTATACTTCCTTAAAAGTTTTACTATATTATCCTTTACTTGACTGGATACAAAGGGACCATTAAAAGGTTTAATACTAATAAAAACTCTACCGTATCTTGGTGGATCAAGGTCTTCTCCACCATAAACTGATACTGATTCAGTTTCTGGATATATTTTTGGAATTATAGTTTCATAATCATTTGCAGTTACTGCTCTATTTTGAGATGCGTATATTCTAGGAGCATATTTTTTAATTGATTCTACAGACTCAATTTCTTTACCACTTCTTGATATTACATTTGTTGTAACTAAAGATATACCGTCAGTAACAACTCTACCATTGTTATCAATCAGTCTACCCGCAAATCTAAAATCAGTTATACCGTTTCCAGATTCTCCGTTTGTAATTACATAAGACGCTTCGATATAATTTAAATTATCTAACTTTTTGCCAAATACACCATCACCAAATATTAATTCATATCTTTGATCTTCAATTTCTTGAATGAAGAAAACATTAGAATTTGAAGTTACATTTAAAATACTATCAGAAAAAACAAAATTTCTAGATACAGAACTTGATTCTGTATTTCTCACTGTTACTGAAAGTGATGAAGTATCAATGTTTGGGTTATCTAAGATATATTTTTGATTTGGATTATTAGAATCAACTGTAAAATTTGCAGTAATAAAAGAACCTTCGTAAATTTCAATATTATCAAAAAGTGCAATATTGTTTACTACAGGAACAGTAATATCACTCTTAATTGAAAAAGTATAGTTTACGTCACCAAAAGAAAAATTTGACGTACAGAGGACACCTTTTTTTAAGGTTAATGTAAGAGGTCTTGTACTAAATGTACTTGTATCTACAAAGAAAGAAACATTAGCTCTTGCAGAAGTTCTAGATCTGGGAACATATCCAATATTACGAGCAAGAGAAACGACATTTTCTCTGAGTGTAGCACTATCAATAAAAACCTCATTGCTAATCATGTTAGCATTGTATGAGGAAATATATGTATTATACGCTAAAAGATCTATGATAGATGAAAGGTTAGATCCTTCAAAATCATAATCCGTAAAGTTTGAATTTGATCTTAAGTATTCCTTTAAAGATACTTTTATCTGATCAAAATCTAAATTTGTAAAGTTTACTAGTGCCATTTATCTTGCTGGTTGTAATGCAAATGATAATTGCTGAGGAAGTACATCTA